TATGGGCAAATATACACGCTAAGCGTAAACGTGGGGAGAGACCTGCTAGGCCTGGTGAAGAAGGCTACCCCAAAACACTCGACATTGAAAAGTATAAAAAAGGTGGACCTGTTAAAGGCTCTGTTGCTGATTTAAGGCAAATAGCAAAAGAATTAGTCAAGGCATCAAAAATGCACAAGGCTCAATCTGAAAGAGTTTTAAAACATGCTAAATCAATGAATATGCAAAAAGGTGGGATGCTATATGGGCCATCGCACAGCAATGGAGGTATTCCAATTGAAGCAGAAGGTGGTGAGTATATAATTAAAAAGAAATCAGTAAATCCACAGACGGAAGCTACTTTGGAATATATTAATAAATATGGTAAATTACCAATAACAGACGCAAGGAAAAGGGGGAAGAAATAATGCCAAAAGTAGGAAAAGGTAACAAAGCTGTGCACTATCCATATTCTAAAAAAGGAATAAAGGATGCTATGGCACACTCAAAAAGAACAGGAGAACCTATGTCTATAGAGTATGGTCATGGTGGAATGGTTAAGCCAATGATGCCAATGAAACCTATGTATGGATATGGCGGTAAGGTAAAACCTAAATATGCAGGTGGTGGAATGGTTTTAAGTCCTGAGCAAAAATTAGCTATTGCTAAAATGATGTATGGTGGCAAAGTTCCTAAAAAATCTAAAAAGAAAAAGAAGTAATGTCTCGAAAGATTTTTATATACGACAAAAATAAAAAAGAATGGGTTGAGGCTAATAAAGAGCCTTCAAAATTTGATGACACAAGAAATCATGTCAATATGAGAACAACTTGGAGTGGTCAAACAAAAGTTGAGTTTAGTCAAACAACATTAGAAAAAGATATTGCTGACAGGAATGCTAGATAATGGCAAATTTTGATGTTCAAATACTTGATTTAGTTAACATAGATTATAGTGACCAAACAGCAATGGATGGTTGGGCAGCAGACGGTGTTAGAGAAATAATAAATATAATGCCTCCGAATCTTAAGGAAATGTGTTATCAGAAAAATACATTTACCTCCGTAGCTGCAAATTCAGAAAACGAAACTATACACACACAACAAATTAGTAGTGTTTATGCAGGTACAGTTAAGTGTAGACAGATAAATCCAAAAGATAAATTTAAAGCAGCTGACTCAAATAGCATTCATGCAGCAAGTGCTACGGACCCTGTATACTATATTGAGGGTGGTAAAATTAATATACTTCCAGCTTCTTCAAGTGGTATATATTATGCAATAGCTGACCCATCAGTTAATGTAAGTGATGTTGACACTATACCAAATTTCCCTAACGAATTAGAGCACTTAGTTGTTTTGTATGTAGCAATAAAAGTTGCAGAGTCTATGATGGCATCAGAAGAAGACCCTGAATTATTTGCTCCACTTATTCAAACTTTAAAACAAGATTATCAACAAGGATTGCAAGTTGCAGGACTTTTGCAACCACAAGGAGCAGGGTAATGACAGCACAAAATATTATTGAGCAAATAGAAAAAATATTTGGAAGACAACCTGAACAATATATGTTTCAACTAATTAATGACGCATTAGATGATATTGCGGTACAAAAACAACATAGAACAGTATCTAAAGTAACTGACCTAAAAAAATATGATAGATGGTATACTTTAAGTGACGATGTAATAGATATTAAAAGAGTTGAAATAAAAGATACGAATGGTAGATATGTTATGATACCAAAGCTTGCAGACCCTCACAAATTATTGAGAGGCGATACAGATGATAGTGGTGCTAGTTGGTCAGATTTAGATGCAGGAGACGATACTTTAACTTAGGAGATTTATGGCTAAAAGAACATATCCAAATGATTATTTTGCATGGTATAATGATGATAGTAGGTTAGCTATTTTATGCGAAGATAATGAGTCAGTATCAGGTGAAAGAACGACAGAAAGATATGACACTTTTCAAGGAACTGGGGATTTAAGTGGCACAATATCTACATTTGCTGATTATAATGGAACTGTAGCAGGCACAACAAAAGTTACTTGTAGTGCTAATCATGGACTAGTAACAGGAGATAGAGTAGCTATAACTTCTTCGCCTGATAGTTATTATAATGGCAACTACTCAATAACAAAAGTTGATGACGATGAGTTTTATTTTACAAAAGCACATAGTGCTGAAGATGATGGAACTTTTACATCACTATTTGTTGACAAGGGCTTAAGAATTACATATCATTCTAAATACGGAACAATTGACGCACAAGATGAGGATTTAAAAACAGTAGCAGGATTAGATAGTGGCTTACATCCAATGGTTGTATGTTATATAAAAGCAAGAATGTTTGAAGATGCAGGGGATTTACAAAAAGCAGCTTATTTTAGACAGATGTATGAAAAAGGAGTACACCAATATCCATTAAGAAAATCAGGAGTTAGAGCACTAGCTGTTCCAAGAATTTAAATGGCAGAAAAAGTAGAAGATAGATTAAAAACAGAAGTTAATAACTATAACGAGTTGAATCAAAAAAAGAAAGAACTTGAGATTGAACTGGGAAAAGTTAATCAAGATATGTTAAAAGTCTTAGGTAAGATAGAATTATTACAAGATTTAAACGAAGGCAAAAATGAAAACTAAAGATGCAAGATTAAGAAGAGCAGGAGTTAGTGGATACAATAAGCCTAAAAGAACTCCTAATCATCCAAAGAAAAGTCACGTAGTTGTAGCAAAAGAAGGCGATAAAGTCAAAACAATACGTTTTGGTCAGCAAGGAGTTAAGACTGCGGGCAAACCTAAAGCAGGTGAGTCTAAAAAACAAAAAATGAGACGTAAATCATTTAAAGCTAGACATGGTAAAAACATAGCTAAGGGCAAAATGTCTGCTGCATATTGGGCTGATAAGGTTAAATGGTAGACTCTCTTAAAACTACAGCTGCAAGCGTAACAGGCATAAGTGTGACATGGGTTGAATGGTTGCCAGTTGCTGTAAGAGTTGCAGTTGGGATTGCTACTTTTGTATATATATGCGCAAAAGCATATAACGAAATTAAAAAATAGGTTACTATGAGCAAAGATAAAGGCGTTGTAAAACGTGTATTTGTAACACCTGACAAGCATTTTCCACTACACGATAAAAAAGCAATAAACGTAGTGAAGAAAGCAATAGAAATTGTAAAGCCTGATGTATACGTAGATTTAGGCGATGTAGGTGAGTGGCATGGTTGTTCTCATTGGCAATGGAAAAAGAAAAAAAGACCACCCCTAGAGTATCAATTACCGTTCATTGACAAAGATGTTAAAGATGTTAATAAAGGCATGGACTCAATTGATGAGTCTTTAGATAAGGCTAATTGCACAGAAAAATATATGATTGAGGGTAATCATGATGATTGGATGAACCGATTTGTTGACGAAAACCCTTACTTAACTAACTATAGGTTTAAAGAATGCGTAAAATTAAAGGAAAGAGGATACAACTATTATCAAGCAGGGAAGTATCTCAAGATTGGCAAACTACACTTTTACCATGGCCATCACTTTGCAGGAGTACAACATACAAGGAATCATCTAATACGTCTTGGAACAAATGTAATGTATGGTCATCATCACGATATCCAACAGAGCTCAATGACGCATATGGATGGTCAAAAGTCAGCGTGGAGCATTGGATGCCTAAAAGATATGAGAAATGAACAAAATGCTTGGCTTGGTGGTAGGCCTATAAATTGGTCACATGCATTTGCAATTGTTGATTTTTTTACAAAAGGGCATTTTACAGTGCATGTTATACAAATAATTGATGGAAGAACCTCATTGTGGGGTGAATT